CTAGGATTCTTGTCACCGTTGCCGCGGCCATGCCCAGGTACAGGGCAGCTTGCAAGCCAGTTCCCGTTCACCTTCTTGGCGTTGCCTAAGGCTTTGGCTATTGTTTCAGTGTCCATGTTTTTGTTCTCAATTTTTAGAGGAAAAAAAACCGGTGGGGATCAGCCACCGGCCACCAGATTACTGGTTAAAAGAACTCTTCGTCATCCATCACTGGTGCAGGCGCTGGCTTGGCCGCCTTGCGTACAGGTGCTGGCGCTGGCTCAACAAAGTCCTCGCCATCCGCACTCATCCCCGCGGGACGTGCAACCCAACCCGCCAACTTGAAGTTCGGCACCCGCGTATTGCCCTTACCAACCTTCTCGGCTGTGCTGTTAACGTACTCGATGACCGGCAGCTTTCCATCAAAGTCATCGGCAGCTTTCTCGCACTCGTTGTAGATCTTCTCAAAACCCTTGCATGGACCGTAGGCGTTGGCGCTCCAATCAACCAAGCCGAGTTCCTTTGAGTACAACGTCACCACAAACCCGCGCTTGTAGCCCTCGCCAGGCGACTGGCTCTTAGCGCCAAGCACCACATCCGGCTGCCAATCGCGTACACCAGCACCAATCATCAGCCAGCCGGTCTGCACCGAGTCCAGGTCCATGACCACCTTCTTGAGTTGGATTTCCTCACCATCGCGGTTCGTCCAGGCGTTAGCTTGGGGTGCAAAGCGGATGTAGCTGTTATTACTACCGTTGTTGTTTGAAAGATTAAGCATTTCAGTTCCTAAAGTAACGGGCTTGCGCCCAAAGTTAGATGTCAGAGGATTCCAACATCTTTGCCAGAGTCAGTCCAGAGGACACTTTCTCTGTCAAATCGTCGAGCAAGTGCTTGTCGCCCTTGCTTAGTAGTTTTTCAGCTTGCGCTGGCGTTATCGGTTCGCTCTTGTACAGCTTGGCGGTTTCAATCGGCAAGTCGCTGATGTCGATGTCTGCCTTCCACTTGCGAATAGCGCGTTTTGGTACTAGGTTCCAACCTGGCACTGCACCACCACCTTCTAGGCGAGTAAACGCCACCTTCTTCAGTTCCTCGTAAAAAGCCTCCACCAGTTCGCCCTGCTCCAACCAGGTGGCAATCTCGCTCTCTGTGAGTTCCTTTGTAGGCGCCAAAGGCAACTCGTAAGCCTTCTCGCGCAGGGCTGGGCAGTGTAGCTTGGCGGGACAGTACTTGCAGGCATCGCGCGACGGTGTAGGATAGGCGTTCATTGTCGCAATGTCGTTGACCGCCTTCATCAACTCGTTATCCCGCCACTGCAGCAAGTCGTACAGGCTCATCTCGTGAGTACGGTTGGCGCCGACCTGGGGCTGGACAATCGTTAAGCGAATCGTCTGGAAATCACCCAGTTCACGCATCATGGCAAGAGCGTAAATCTTTAGCTGTGCGCTGTCTGCGCTGACAAAGTTGCGGCCCGTCTTCAAGTCCACGATCTCGATGATGCTGTCCTTGACGCTGTACCCGACAACGTCGCACGTCCCTGCCAATTGCAACTGCATAGTGTCGAGCACCGTCCCGTGCTGCTCCACCAGAACCCGCCCCAGGTCAGTCTCCAGGCGCTTGATGGTGTCCAGGTGTAGCTGCGCGAATTCAGCGTTCTGCTCAGTGATGCGGATGCCCTCCACCAGGGTACCGATGGAGTTCTTCGGGTCATCCTCTGTCTGCCAGCACGTCTCTGCCAGCGCGTGGATGGCCGTGCCAATCTGCGCTGCCTCACCACTTGGTGACTCGGGGATGCCGACACTCAGGTGGACACTGGCCGGACAAGCCATCCAGCGTGCCGCGGCGCTCGGCCTTAGTTTGATACGTTCCATTTTTCTCTCTCTCTTTCGTGGTCGTTTGAAATGATTGCGTAGGCTTGTTTGCGTACTTCGGCGGTGACCGCGTGACCCAAGTCCTCGGGGTCTAGCAGGCGCTTTAGCAGGACAGTCTTATCGCGTGAGGACTCGCGCTCCTTCTCTAGCTGAGTCCCCAGCCAGATAATGTGCTCGCGCATAGTTTTGAGTTGGTCAAGCATGGCGAGTGATGTACCAATAGGCTATCAAAGCAGCATCTGCGCGGCCATCATCCTTGGCACGCTTGAACAGTTCAGCGCGTGTCGGGAACAGTTCCATTGCACGCATACGGCTGGCATCCTTGCCCGCTGCACGGCCTACAGCCTTCGTCCAGGTGGCAGGGGTGACATAGGTGCTGGGCAATTTAAGACCCGCCACAACGCCTTCTATGATGCCTGCTGACCGCCCAAAGTTAAACATACTGCTAACACCCTGACCAGGCATTGCGCCAACCTTTTCAATCGCAACGTGAGAGTTAGGATAGCCTTCCAATATGTCGCGTAATGTGACGGCGCTGATATGCCGTTTCTTTGTCTTGCCAGAGTCCACTTCCAATGTAGGCATATCCACTACGCTGTGCAATACGTTGTCCCTATATATGGCAATTGCGCCACTGATGCCTGGGTCAATGCCGACGGTGTAACTCATTGCTCACGCTCCTTCTGCAGCATCAACAACCTGACTTCCACCAGCGCGTCGCAAGCCTCTTGCAGCTTGATGACTGCGCTGTACAGTGGCACTACCTTGCCGGTGCTCCAGCGGCTCACCTGAGCCTTGTCAATGTTTGCGGCGTAAGCGACATCGGACAAAGTAAAGCCTGACCGTTCCGCTTTCTCGCGGATGGCTCTGATTGCTTGTTGTGTAGTGGATTCCATGATTAGATTATCATCTCCTTGTTGATGGATTATACAAGGAAATGTCTAGGTGTTTTCCCTAATGCATTTCGCAACTGATGTTTGTGATGTATGTGTCATCTATTATATGATGCTACTGTCATCAACCACTAGGAACAACATGAAACTTACAGACCGTCAACGCAGCCAGCTACGCGCTGCTGCCGTATTCGGAGGCGACCACGTCAGCAAGGTCGCCGCCGCTTTGCAGCTAGAAAACCCCGAGGCATTCTGGCAGGAGCGTGAACTGCACCAGCGTAACTTCTGGCATGAGCCTATGTCTTACGGGTTTACATTGCCGCACCGTAGCTTTGTCCATAAATATGTGCCTGGCCGTAGGAATGAATACGGTCTTGAGCAGCGTCAGATCATGGCGCAAAACCATTACCTCACCATCACCCGCCAGATCGGAGTCGGCGAATGAAATCCTTAATTCTTGACGCGCTGCTTTCCAGCGCAATCCTTGCTGGCCTAGCTTACGTTATTACACAATGGTGGTTCCTATGATGAATCCTTTAGAGATCGAGATCAAACGCACCGTGTTCGCGCACCTGCCTGCGGTTGGCGACTTTGGCATCCTGTCACGCGGTGACCTGGCTACGGTGCTGCACACGGCTTGCACTGAGGCGGCCCTCGCAGGCTGGGCGCGTGGCGCTGAGTCTGCCCAGAAACGCTTGGACCAGGAACTGGAGATGTTGCGTACAGAACTGAAGTCCCTTCAGACTGAACTGGCGTATGCCAAGGCGAATTAGCCTAGTCGTTGTGGCGCTCTGCGCCATGCTCTTTATGTTTGATTCACCGGAGTACCAACAATGGATAACGATGATGAAATAGAGTCCTGGGCCAGCCTGGTCCTGGGACTGATAGCGTGGATATTTTTCTTCATTGGCCTGATGGCCGTTGTAGCCGCAGCCTGCATGGCCTGGGGCTACTTCACATATCAACCACTTTGCGGCAGCATTGCCGCCTTATTTACCCAGGAGTGCAAATTAACATGACCGGATTTGATTCAAAGCAGCGCATGGCTGCGGACAAAAACAACTGGAAGCGCGGCAGCATAGCCTTGGCAAGACAACTATGCTATGAAATAGCAGGGGCAACCAACGGAGATGACGACATAAGCGGATGCGAGTACGGCAGCGTGGATATAGCCGAGATTCTTTCGGCAGAAATTGAGAGATTGCGTGAAGCCTTGGCACAGCCAGCGCAGGAGCCTGTGGCGTTGGTAATTGATGGTGTGCTTGTGAAATCTGCTTTGCCTGAAAAGTACACAGGGCATCTCTACACCACCCCACCACAGCCAGCGCAGGAGCCTGACGCACTAACCATCGCATACCAGTCGGGCTTTTACGATGGCAAGAAAGCAGCACTGGCCGGGCGCGAGTGGAACTTCTGCGAACGTTGCGGTAAACGCACAAACGATATCCACACTTGCACACCACCACAGGGGGACGCATGATTTGCCCAACTTGCTCCGCGTGGACTCGCACACTTGAGACTCGGCACAAATACGACAACGAAGTTTATCGCCGGTATGAGTGCGCCAATGGCCACCGGTTCTCAACAATGGAAAGAGTGAAAGTAGAACGTGCAGCCAACCCGCCTAAAGCAGATTGAGAGCGCCCTCAGAAAGCGCCCTATGACTTGCGTGGAGTTGGCCGCCACCGTGTTCCTGTCAGAGCGTGCGGTTGAGCACAACATGAATAGGATGCATGAGCGCGGCCAGGTCCATGTCGCAGGCTGGGAGCGTACTGCTGGATCATTTGCTCGTGTCTATGCTTTTGGAATAGGCGCTGATGTCCCCAGGCCAGAGCGTAAATCTGTGCGCGAGAGGGTCCAGCGTTTGCGTAAGCGCGAGTCCCAGGAGGACAAAGACTTTCGGCTGGCGCGTGAGCGTGGCAAGCGCAGGAAGATCAAGGTTGATCCGCTGATGGCGGCTTTTTATGGAGCCAGCAAGCCGCCAATTTCTTTTTGATACGGCAAAAGAATGTCCTGCACAGCCTTGGATTGTTCGCTTAAATGCTTATCAAAATCCAACATCTTTGCTATCTTCTCGTCCGGTAAGTCTACTTTGTACAGGTTGCCGGTGTTGCGAATTACGTTAGCGGTGTTTTCTATTTCTGCGGGCGGTAGACCGGCATCTTTTGCAAAAGACCTAAACGCGCTTTCGCCACCATTTTTACGCCAATATTTAGCAACATCACCTAATGGGCCTTGTGCCGTTGAAAGTTGTTCAGCATAGCCTCTAGCAACATTAGGGCTTTCCGCAGTGTAGATGCCATGCCCATAAGCCTGTGCGCCTTCACCTGTACCAATTTTGCTTGCGTCAAACTCGCCTAGCGGATTCCTTGGCGTTGGTGGCAATGTGTGCGGCGTGCCGTGATACACATCCAATGGGCTTATGGTGCGGTTACCCATAGCGCCTAGCATCTCAGCAGGCAAACCGCCACGCTTCATAATTTGCGGCACAACGCGCTCCGCTAAACGCTCGCCAGCCCGACCTGTTGCCATTGCGCCTTCACCGGCCATGCGTGCTGCTGGCCGCAAAGGTATCGCGCTGAGTGCTGCCGCTTCGGGAATGATTGGAGGTATCCGCGCATCTGACAGCAGGCCGCCGGCGTAGCTAAGAGCGTTCTGCGCCATCTGGCTGCGCGGCTGGTAGGTGTTGCGCTCCATGAACCTACGGGCCTCTTCCTCGGCAATACGGACACCTTCCGGCGTGCCGTACCTTCCGCTTCTGACGCCCTTGTAGACGCCGTATGGCATCCCTACCATCCCAGAGACAGCACCAGTGCCAAGCATGGCGCCTGTCTCGCCAATCGCCTCCAGGTAGTCGAGCAGTCCGGCCATCGTCTAGTCTCCGAGTAGTCCAGGTACAAGTTGTCCGGCGGTTGCTGATCCACCGGCCTGCCTAACTTGTTGCTGCAACGCTCTGCGACGCAACTCATCCATGATAGGCGCAACATTCAGCAGTGCCTGCTGCTGCACGTTAAAGCTAGGGTTTAGCAGAATGTCAGACAACTTTTGGGCGACGTTCTCGTTTATACCTTGCAGTCGCGGAGCCAGTTGACGCGCCATGCTCATGCCGCCACCCAGCAAGTCACCACGCGCCATCTGAGCGCCGGAGGCTATGATCTCAGTCGCTGACGGCCCTTGCAGTTCTGCAATATCCTGCTGAATAGGAGCAGTCGGAGAACCACCCTCAATTCTTGCCCTGGTCACACCCATCTGGCGCTCACGCTCCAGGTTCTTGATGAAAGTCTCGTACTCACCAGTTGAGTTGAAGATGGTGCGCATACGGTCACGCATCTCACGCGAGTTGAGAAACTTATCCGCAATGTTTCCTGTTTCGCGCATCCCATAGATTTCATCACGCAAAGACTGCACTGCACCCAGACGGTACATCTGCTGCTCAGATTCACCTGAGAACTTTTTAAGTTCGCGGTTGATCTCTGATGGTGACTTCTTTAAGAAGTTTTTTGAACCAATCTCTAGCGCATCATTAAGCAGTGACTCATCAGAAAATGTGCTGAGCGCCTTGCCATAAACAGGGACTTTTTCAGTTATGGCGTCGCGCAAAGATATGCGCAAGTTATCTAAGTCACTTGCTTGGGATAACTTGCCATCAAGTTTTGCTTTGTTCGCAAGGCCGCCAACGTACTTGTACGCCTTGTCCAGCATAAGCATCGAGTTGTCAGGCAGATCAGCGTAATCAGGCAACCTGCGAGCCTCGCTGATAGCAAACTGAATGTCTTTAGACTTCTTCAATAAATTGTCAATGGCAAATGAGTTGATTTCACCAGCGGCATATGCCTGGTCGTAAAGTGGAGATGCCAGCATCGATCTACGCTTCTTGATCTCATCAGCCACCTCGTAAATGTCACGCTCACCAATGGCCGTCAGGTCAGTGATGTCCTTCGTAATCCTCGGACCAGACGCCACCGCACGCTCTGTAAGCATCTGACGCACGTCAGTCTGGCTGGCATTAGGGATAGCCATCGCTCCACGCGCTAGGCGTCGCATAGACTCGCCGCCGTAGTCCGCAAGCGTCTCATCTCGCGGCCCATAAGTCTTGATGATCTGAGCCTGGCGCTGGGCTAGTTCTGCTGGGGCTACGCCCTCCTGCGCCAACTTCTTAGCCAGCAACTCCTGCGCTCTCTGGGTAGCTGTTTGCGGAGTGATAAGGCCAGCGGCTTCCAACCCAGCCCTTCCACCTCCAACCACTGCCTTGCTTACAACGGGTGACCCTGCGCCCAGCACTGTGCCTACAGTGCCTCCAACAACCGCGCCAGTTAATCGGTTTTGCAGTCCACCCTCAGACGCACCAGCACCAGACAACGCACCAGTTCCTGCACCGACCTTTGCTCCGGTCACGATCTGACGGAAAAGACCTGGTATCGCGGCCACCGTCCTGGCGACGTTGGATGCAGCGACTGGTGCAGTGGCTCCACCAGTGAACGGGGCAGCAGCAATTGCGGCCACCGTAGGGATCAGGCCACCAACCAACTCACCAGTGAATGCCCGTCCAGGGTACTGCTCCTCGTAAGATTTAATGCCAGCACGAACCCTTGCAAGTTCCTGCTCATACGCTGACTTAGGCTTCGCGCCAGTGACCAACCCACTCAGAGTCTGCTGCGCGTCAAATGCGCTCATGCCAGAACTCATCATGGCTTTCGCTGCGGCTTCAATCTCGTCTGCCGTGTTGAACGTCAACCCTTGCAGCAATGAGCGACCAAAGCCAGCATTGACAGCAGGACCGCCAAGGTCCTTCATCTTCCTAGACGCCTCTTCGTACCTGGTCGGGGTGTAACCCTCAGTCTTCAAATACTCAGCAAGTGATGCGTTATCAACTCCCTGCGCTTGCAATCTACGCACATTCTCTTGTACCCGTTCAAGATTCGACATATCAGCCATTTTTTACCCCTATGGTTTCGGTAGCAAATCAAACTTTTTCCACCAATCATTAGCCTTAATCGGAGTTGATTCTTTGACAACTTCGCCTGGTGGCTTGATGCGCTTAAATGGGTCAAAGACAATCTGCTCTGGCTTGAGACCATATGCTTTTGCCAGTTCGCTGTAACGCTCTCTTACATCATTAGCCATTGTTCGTTGAGACTCAATTATGAGCCTTGCCTGATTTAGAAAATCAGCACGCACATTCGGGTCTAACTTTTCACCAGCAATAATCGAGTTGTACTTAGCCCTAATAGATTCTGGAACACTTCCAGCATTTTGCGCACTGGCCTGCTCACCTTGCATAACCGTAGAGTGAGGGTCAAGAATTTTCATGTAGCCGTAAATAAGCGAAATGTCGCCAGCGCCTGATGGGTTTAGAGCCGCAACTTGTACCTTCTCAAATGCTTGGGCAAGTTTTACAAATGGCTCCATGTTCCTGGTGAACTCACCACGCAACTGCTCATCATTCTTGAATGATGTACCAGGGATAATTTGAGTCATCCCTGGTGCGGCTTGACGCCCACCAGGTGGAGGTGCTGCACCGGCAGCGCCAGCCGCAGCAGGAGGAGGCGCTTTGCCTCCTACCATAGTCCCACCGCCACCACCTCCTCCATACACATAGAACCCTGTATCGGCGCTTCCAACAATTTGCGGAGCAAGTCCTTTGGTGAAAGATGTCCCAGCAGGAATTTTATCTTTGTCAATGAATTTGATTGAACCGCCGACATCAACTTGCACCATTTCCTTGGCTGGTCCAATGCCTGTAGCTGTTTTGAATGTGCCATCATCCATCTGGTTGACCAGCACTTGTTTCCCAGATACATCGGTCACCTTGATGGGAGCGCCCATGGGTTTAGCCGCTGGCGTTACCGTTCCTTCGCTGAACAATACAGTCCCGCCTGATTCGGTACGCTGGTAATATTTGCCATCACTCCCTCTGAACGGTTCACCAACCGGTTTATCTATTGGAGATACACCCTTGAATGGGATAGTCCCTCCAGACTTTAGACGCGAGTAAAAGTTTCCATCATTACCTCTGAATGGTTCGCCAATCACCTCGTCAGTAGGCTTAATTTGCTTTGCCAAATCAGCGTATTTTTTTGCTGTTTCAGCATCACCATACTGAGCCGCAATGCTTGACGCATTCATGTACCTATCGTGCAATATATCTGCCTGACTCATAGGTGCAGCAGCACTAGGAGTACCAATCATGGCAGCGCGGGCCACTGTAGGGCCAGCTTGTCCACCTGGGGCATTGATAGCCTGCTCTGGAGAGATGGCTGCACCAGGCATAGCCGGAGCGCCTTCTCCAATCAATGCACCACTGATGCGTGCTTGGATGTCTTTTAGACGCTTCGCGTCATCCATCTTCTGCTTCATCGTCATGCTCGTGAGTAGATTCTGTTGCGCTGCCGTGTAGCCCTTCTGACCAGCGCCATACGCCTCACCAAGCGCCTGGCCAAGTCCTACAGGAGTACGACTTGGGCCTGATGCCGCAAGTAGTTGCATGGCCGCAGACATCAACCCCTGGTTCTGTAGCTGCGCTCTTTGCTCCGGTGTTATGTACTCGTCCAGCGCGGATGCACCGCCAAACATATCACCCAGCAGGCCGAGTGTGCGCTGTGGTGCTGCTCCACCATATGCCTGTTCAAATGTCTGCAATGGCGCTTCCATAGTCTGCTCAACTTGCGGTGCTGCTTGCACTTGCGGTTGTGCAGACAGCGGCTGCATCTCGCCACCCATATCCATCAGTCCTGCGCTAGGAGTGAATCCCATGCCAGGCACATTCGGATACAGATTAGCCCCTAGTGGATCACGCCGCTTCTGGTAAAAAATGTCAGGGCCGGTACGCGAAACGTATTGCGGGGTTGACATCTGGTCGATGTAAACCGGATCTCCAGGCATACCAGTAATCTCGGGACGGTTCATGCGTGCCAGAATGTCTTGAATCTTAGGACGATACGGCTGGTTGTATCTACCTACACCGAGTCCGCTACCGAGATAATATTGAGTTGGGTCAAATTGTGTTGCCATCTTGTTCCCCTTATCCAAAGTATCCGAGCAGGCCACCAAGCAAAGCGCCGGTTCCACCGTAGTCTGCGCCGCCTAGACGTTGGCCTGCCAATGCCCCACCAAGTCCACCAGCAGTACGGTTCTGGTAGTACGGTTGCGTACTCGTCATCCCGAGGTTGGGTAGGTTAATTCCAAGTGCTCCAGATGCAATCCCCAGCTTCTCCACCCCAATGTTGCGCAGTGCATCCATCTGGGCCTGCTCCAACTGCTGACGCGCACTACCAAGTCCCATTACTGCCTGTCCTCCTGAGATATTTGCTCCTTTTGCGTACTGAGCCAGACCAGCAGCAGTGTTATATCCACTCGCACGCATCTGCGCGGCAGTGTCAGCCGCCTGCTTAATGGCTGCTGCATTTGTCAGTGACTCTGCAACGCCCTGGCGTGATCCACCAAATGCCTTAGCAGCAGTCGCAGCCTGACGGTCTCGCAGTTGCTGAGTCTGCAAAGCGCCACCGACATCACCCAGAGCACGCTGGATAACGTCTGTTTCGTAGGGGTTCATAAACTGCTGGATGGACTGACCCGTAAACGGTGTCAGAGCCTCGTTTGTGACTTGCTGCTCTCCCGCCGTATACAGAGGATTGAAACCAGCAAATTGCCGTACTGGCAACGCACCAGCAACGCTCTGAGCCTGCCCTAAGTTGCGGAGATACGCCTCTTTAAGACTAGGATCAATTGATGTGGTGCTGGTTGTAGTTCCAGATGCGCCGCCTTTAGACATATCGTTCTCCTTACATTTCGAGCAAGCCAAGCAGCTTACCCTTTGAAATCTTGCCCGAGTTAATGGCCTGCATCAACTCAATACCGTACTTCTTGACCGCCTTGTCGTTGATGACAAACTCGCCATCCTTGAGCGCAGCGTATCCATCATCAGGACCCATTGGGTCTGGGCCTTGCAAGTGCTGCATGGTTACATGACCGCCTTCGTAATATCCTGTACCTGTACGCAATGCTGCTCGTGTAGCAGATGATTGAGAACTAAGCATCCCTCCACCTCCAGTAATAGCGCCATTGCCTTTCCCACTACCGCCATCTTCTCCATCTGATTGGCTACTCTCTCGAATAGGTTGTCGAGCAGCCTCTCTTGCTGCAGCCTCTGCTGCTATTTGCTGGGGGGTTACTGGTACAAATCCACCAGTTGCTTGTGCAGCTTGTGCAGGGTCTCTAACAGTATTTACAGAACCTAAATTTGTTGTAAATAACGCATTCATATTAGGAGGGCCACTATCTTGAACAGTGGTAGGAATTATTCCTTTTGCAATTAGATTTTGGTTACTTACAAAATCAGGATTCCCATATTTTTGCGCTAATCCCAAAAGTCCTGTATTGCTAAACAGGTTTTGACCAATTTGTGTAACTTTTGCCCAGCTTGGATTATTAGCATAAAAAGTTGCCTTTTCTGCATCAGACATAGCAGTCCAAGTAGGGTTGTAATCTACAACCCTACCACCTGGACCGGTCATAGCAGACTGCTCCATGATGTCAGCGTAACTATTTACTGGAGCAATGTATTGTTGTGGTTGCGATACGTTATAGCCGCCGGTATAAGTAGATGGGTAACCAGTGAAAGAAAACGGCTGCGCCTGCTGGTACTGCGCCATGATCTCAGCGTAACGGTTCCTGTCCATCTACAACTCCTTAGACAAGATATGCCACTTCGGTGCATATCCCTCATCTTGCAAAAATGTCCTGGCCCAACCCTTACGGCCAGCCAAGGTAACTCGCGTGCAACCATTCTGCTTTCCCCAAGACTCGATGTATGGTCGCATAATCTTGAGTTCATCTAGGTCGCCGCCAGCAAGAAAATAGTGCAGATTCTTGAGTCGCGGATAGACAATGATCTCTGTAATGACTGCGCTATTGATCCCAGGCCAAAACTGGAATCTTCCTTCCTCCACACCCTGCGCAACATCTTCAAGAGTGTGAGTGCCTGCCGAGTATTCTAAAGCCGCTTTGACGTATTGTGCCAACCGCCAGAAATCATCCATTACCGTTTCCCTGCCGCCGTAGCCTCCAGGCGCATCACGCCAACCCGCCAATCCTGCGGGGAGCTCCCCGTAACCTTCATCTTTACTGACCGTCCTGAGAACCTGGCGTCGGTTGGCTGCTTGGCGCTGTAAGGGCCGTAGCTTGATTCTGCCGATGTCGGGTACAACCTGGCCGTGAATGAGATAGCGACATCTCCCAGAGTCTGCTCGTCCGGGATTACCGACCTGACGGCCATGACGTTGTCGCCGTTGCCCAACTCAATCGGGCCTGACTGCGCGTAGGGAGAAACAGAGTCATAAGCAAACCCGATTTCATGGTCATAGATATACCCGTCGGTGCTGACAAACATTGGGTTGGTGAATACAGCCCGATCAGTTCCAGCAGTTCTCGCCATCAGCCCGTAGTACCAGGTGCCTTCACGATAGTTGTAGGTGACATAGCTATCATTCTCGTTAGAGGATAACGATGGGTAGAACCAAGTTACCTCACCATACTGCGAGTTATGGACCGCATAAACCTTAGACGCCTGAGACAGATTTAGATTGTTGAAAATGTAATCACTCACGTCGCACTGCATTGGCTTGACAAACCCATCATATGACCAGAATCCTGATGTTGACATCCACATAGCGGACGTGTCGATGGCGGCAACGGCCTGCGCTGAGATGACGCCGCACCCGCTGCCTATCTTCTCAAAACTGTAGATGTATGGCAGGCCGATGTAGCTTGCGACGTGCGCATCCACGTCTGTGAATAGGATATTGACTCCGCGCACGCGCTTGCCGCACTTCAGAGCGCCAACCGTTGCAATCTCAAAGTCGCCTGCCTGGTTGGTGGCTGCAGCCGTCCAGGTTGTATTGTTCTCCTGATCCGACCACTTCACCAGGCGCGGGTTACCCGACGCGCCCAGAGCAAACATGATGCGCTCGCTGGTGACCATTACAGCAGAGCAGCTTGTCGGCGCGTTGGTGATGACCGCCGCCAGCGTAGGCGTAGCAAAACCCAATTGCCACTCGTACAGCTTACCGTCAGCATTGCTGCAGCCAACCAGGTACTCTCCCCAAGTATCTAGGCTCCAGGTAGTGGCCGGTGTAGCAGCCCCAGTGTCAGGCCGCTGAGTGCCGTAGGCGTAGTAGCCATAGGCTGCTTTGCCATATCCTGTTTGTACAACTGAACTGGCTATGCCAGGTGTAAACCCGGTAGGCGTGATGTCCTTCAAGACTCCAGCGGCAGACATAACGTACAGCTTTGATTCCGTACCGGCTCCGATCCAACGATCTCCACCGTTATCACGCCAGGTGATTAATCCTCGGCACATCCCCGTCATCTGAGACGTGGAATGCTTTTGCCAGCCACCAATAGGTCGCAGGGTATTCTCAAACCAGCGCACCAGGTTGGAGTCGTACCAGCGTCCCATTGCCTGGTACTCAGTACCGTTGCGGTAGACGCCTGGTGGGATTTTGAGAGGAATAAGTGCCATGATTACACCGATAGGTTGGATACAAACGACAGTGTAACGATGGCAGACGGTACTGATGGCCTGGTCGGGGAAGTGCCTGCCGGATACTGCTCAATCGTCACGCCGACATCAGTAGGGCGCCACATTATTTCTACATAGTCGTTTGCGTTGAGGCTTAGATAATAATTTATAGCGGAAATTGTGTGGAACGGGTCGCCAACGCCTTTTCTTGGCGCAAACCCAAACCTTGAGTTTGACTTGTCAGCGTTAGTGCCATTCTTTCTGAACCAAACGTCAACGTCCTGGGATGCGTTTGTCGTGTTTGTAAATTGGATGGAGAACTGTATGTTGTAGATGCCAGACTGCGATACGTTCAGCCTGGATGAGTTTGAGAGAGTGACGCCATTGCTAAAGTCGGTGGTGTCAAACGTAACGGCGTAGGCCGTTGTGGTGTTAGCCGCGACCTGGTCTGTGGAGTCCTGGAACGCGCCATATGGAGCATTGAGGTACTTACCCCCACGCGGTCCGAATAACGCTCCCAGCGCGTTTGTGACGCGGGTGGCGTAGTTTCCGATGTTGCTGAACGTCTGGCTGAAGAACAGGCGGTCATAAACCTCGCCAGGGTTGCCGAGATTCGGCTGCGCTGGCGTTGTGATCTGGCCGCTGTAGTCGCTCATATGTTTCGTTCAAAGTGTGGGCAGTCCAGCAACGATTTGAAATTGCCTCCCCAGCGGTTCTTTTGGTGCAGGCTTTCCCAATAGGCGCCAATCGGAGCCAGGATAGCTTTGTTCCAGATGATCTTCCCGTCCTTGAAGAAGTTCAAATCCATTGCGCACCGCTTGAGGTGGATACTGTTCATGGTCTTGCTGCGGCCAGTTTTGACGTAGATAGCTTGCTGTTCTGGAGTACGGGCAAGTTCCCCACCCGTGACCATGAAGCCTTGGTCAGTTGCGTGTTGAATTAACTTGCACATATCCAGCAGGAATGCTGCTTGTTCTTGACTAAGGCTCATACCACCTCCGATTGTTTGGGTTCTTCATCTGTTTCGCCGTGGGACAACTTTACACCCGCCAGTAGGCCGATAAAGCCACCTACGATGGTTTGAAATGCTGGGCTGATAAGTTTAAAAATTTCAGCGTTGTCCACTTTTTCGTCAAACAATCCAGCCATCAGCACCGCGACCATTCCGATGATTACTACGCACAGAGTAAAGCTGACCATGAGAGTCACAAGGAAAGTCAGCTTGGCTTTCATTTATTGCTCCTCATCTCTGCCAGCTTCTCTACAGTCCTTGCGCAAAAATAAGCGCCCATAATCAGCTGCCCCCAATTTCCCAACAATGTTACGTAACTTTCGTTGGCGTTATAGCCAAAAGCCGACATCATGGCAAACAAGAAAAAAGCAAAAAAGACGGCAATCAGCGCCATTGGGCGGATATTCTTTGAGAGCCATGAATCAGAGTTCATGTCCGCTTTCCAACGGTCTGTGACGTTCTCTGCATCGCTCTGCGCGGCCTTGGCCAGCAGTTCCAACTCAGCCAACTCCAACTTGGCCTTCTCAATACCCAACTCCAGCAAGCGTTCCTCATGGTCGTATTGCAATTGCCGCAGCTTGGCAACGTCTTCGGGAGTGGGATTGTCGGGAATCTTCACGCCCAAAGTGTTTTCAACGACTTCTTTGCCCTTGGCCTGAATAGCAGAGGACAGCAGTCCCAAGCCGTTTTCTGCCAACGTGCCTAGCAATGCGCCAAGAATTGGAATCATCAAAAACCCCTATTTGTGATAACGTGAAATGCAACGCTAACCAATGGAACAATGATAGCGGACGCACCGGTAATCCACAGTGTGTTCATAATAATTGTTACCTTCATCTCTTTGTCCTTCTGCTTACGCTCCGCGTCTTCTCTTTCCAGCGTATTGCGTTCCTTAATCATCCTAGTGCGCTCTGCCATCATCTCTTCCCACACTGGAGCATTGCCTGAGTAGAAAAGAATGTCCTTCAGTTCTTTCTCATGTTCTCGCAATGCTTTGGAGGCCATTGCAATCTGGAGAGCCTGAGAACTTATCTGTGCATCTGTCTTCCCTATGCTTGCAATCCGCGCCTTGCTGCTTGCTAGGTGAACTGTATCCGCTGCTTGATAAAAACTGCTGAATTCTTTATAGAGGCTGTGGATGTCTTTACCAAGAGCGACCGCTTTTTTATGCCAGCTACAGCACCTTGCGCCATAGCAAATGCCGTGAATGGGTCAATCATTTTTTGTTCACTACCGCCCACCGGCAGATGCGTCCATCTTTGTCCACGAATTCGTTTGCACCCATCTTTTTGTCCTCATCTTTTTTAGGAATACGACAAACCAAAACGGTCTTTGTTTCAGTGTTGGGCCACGGGCTTTCCGCTGAGACAAGTTGGTCGATCACTTGTCGGCCTTGTTCTCCAGCTTGTCAAAGATGCGCTCTAGGGTAGCGTCAATCTTGTCTAGTCGGCTCTCAATGTCTGCCTTACTAACGTAGTTCTTTGGAAGATCAATCTCAATATGCTTGATGTCTTCTTTAAGCGTCTTGACCGAGTCCCATATCTCTTTGCACCACCAGCCAACCGCGACCAGGATCGCGCCTCCGATGAAATTAAACATTGGCTGGAATTCCATGATTAGCCCTTGGGATATTTGGCTTTGACTGCTTGGCAGTCAGCTATGTACTTGTCAATCTGCGCTTGGTCGCCCTTCACAACGCCGTCAAGGTAGTCGGTCATGGGTGGGTACTCAGCAGTACGTTTCTGTGCGTAGGTCAGCGCGGCTGCTGCAGCAGATTGTTCAGCAGCACGAATTGCGGATGCTTCTTCATCCGCAATCTGAACGCAACCAACGGGTAAGTAAGACTCGTACTCGGTTGAATCAAGCCAATGCAATTTGTTTTGGCTGTCTTTATAGTGTGGCATTTTTAACCCTTAACGCAAAATATAAGCAGAAAGCAATACTGCAGTACCACCACCTGACCAAGACCATGAACAATTGGGAGGCAGTGGTAATGAGTAAGTAAGTGCTTGATTGAGAAGTCCACCAGAACCATTTGCCACAGTTACTCCGTTTACAGTAAAAACTGGAGACGAACCTGATGCAATTCTACAAATTAATATTAAATACTGCGTTTTCCCGCTAGTGTTGTAATAGGTTGTTCCATAAGCTGTAGTGCTTTCGTTATTCCAAGTTTGGCTATATCCAAGCGAACTCATTGAGGCTAATGCCTGACCACCTTGTCCTTGAATGGTAGATGGTGTAGTGGCCCAAGTTCCTGCGGTTGCTTGGGTGGATTCAATGTAGCCAATCACACGATAAGCAAGTGATGTACGGGCGGTGGTAGAGTAGATTACGCTTGCACTGTCAGCCGCACCCACGCCGCCTTCAGCAGTGGTGCTAATCAGGTTTGTTTCATCAAGTTGAGTGCCGCCAGAGATGTTGACCGCTGCTAGTTCAATTGTGCCTGCGTTATTCAGCGCAATTACCACAATACGGGATTGCTGCGCCGATACCGTTCCAAGAGTTGATCCACTTGAAATTACCAAGTTAGCGGGTGTTCCAGACACTGTGGTAACAGTCCCGCTGGTAAGCGTAGTAGAACGAAAATCTAGAGTCAATGCGGACGCAGAAATAGTCAACGCACTTGAAGCAACTGATGCAGAAATTGCTCTAATTTGTGTAGCTGACGGCACCTCTTGATAATCCCAAGATGCTGCCGTTGTACCTGTAATCAAAATACAAGTAAACGTAACGTACTTTCCTGCTGCAACAACCAGGACCGTGTTAGCGCCAGATGATTGAACAGTTACAGCACCAGTAGAGTTATTCCTAATGAAGTAACTCATGCCAAGTGCAAGAGTTGACGTGACAGGCAGCACTACAGTCTGGGTGGTGGTTCCCGTGAAAAACTGCTGGTTGGCGCTTGTGACGGTCAGAGTTGTAGTGCCTGCCGCAGTCGCCGTAGTCGCATACCCGAGTTTCGGGTTGTCAATGATTGGGACAGTCAGCGTTGTAACGCCTGTAGCAGTAAGCGCACCGGCCACCGCCAGCGTCTTGCCTGCCCCCACATTGAGACCAACGCTAGTTCCAGTTCCAGCCGCATCAAACACTGAGTCAATTAACCCCATGTCCGTATTTATCTTCGTACCCCAAGTGTCAGTTGAGGCTCCGACCTCTGGCTTGGTAAGAAGTAGATTTGTGGTGGTCGTATCAGCCATGATTACCTCATTGGGTTGTCCAATCCTTAGACGTTCCGCTTACAGATGTCCAAGGGTTGGTGTTGTCGGAAATTATAGTCCAGCTACCTGTATTTGGGGACTGCGTAGTCCATGACGTGGTTGATGTCCCAGAGTCTGTCCACGTGTCTGGATTGATTGGTTCTGGCTCCCACTTGAGTCGCTGAGTGATGAAGTCCATTGCATCAAGGTACTCAGCAATTGCTGCAATGTATTCCAGGCCACCAGTCAAATCATCAACTGCCACCAACGTATCGGATCCAAACGCCATAGCCTCAAGCGCAGCCGTCATAGCGTCTTGCACGCTTACGCCTTCAGCAATAGGAGCCTCCATAATCATCAGTGAGACAGATGAATCTGATGCTGATCCTGACTCGGATATAGATGCTACAACTACAAAGAAAGAAGTCTGAGAATCTGATGCAGAACCTGATTCAGAGGCAAAAGCCACTGCGACAATGTTTTGTTCAATTGATTCAGTTGCAGTGCCAGATTCAATTATTGATGCTATTAGGTCAACAACATAAGACAACGAATCGGATGCTGATCCTGACTCAATAATTGACGCTCCTACTGTCAGCGCATAATTCTGCAAGTCAGACGCAGATACAGACTCAGATATGCTGACCGGAAAATCAAATCCAGAGATGATTGAATCTACAGCACCAGAATATCCGTATAGACCCAATCCATAGAAACCTTTACCGTATCCACCTTCTCCTATAGATACGGCATAAATTGAACTACCCAGCGAACTGAATGGAGCCTGGCCAATCGCTGAGATTCCAAACATTTCACACCTATTCTATCAATGTCCAAGACAATGTTGCCTCGTCCCAATCATACATATTGCCGTCTGTAGGCATAGGCGTTGGCGGTTGCCATAGGCAGGTATCCTCATTCAGCGTCCAGCTATTGTATGGCTTTGGCGGTATAAACGCATCCCTTTGGGAGTCGTAGGTATATCCGATGCCAGCGTAGTTTTTGCGGCGGCTTCCATTGAAGGAGGTTTGTTTCCAAAAAGGATAGCCATTACTCCACTGAACTAAAAATGCAATACCTTTGGCTTCCATCTCAACGCCGTTTACCAACAGTTCGTTGTTATGGACGCAATTCACTTCCAGCACTACATTGTTTTCGTCAAGTTTTGCAAAATGTGCCATGATTAGAACGTGATTGACCCGTTACCAGTAAATTTATACACCCGGTAGCCACCGGCAGTCGTAACTGTTGGAGAACCTGTTGTGGAAGCGGCTAAAGGGTAAGAGTCTGCATAACGAATAACGACAATACCTGAACCACCTGTACCGCCATTGGAATCGCGGCTACCACCAGCACCGCCTCCAGTATTTGCACCTCCGCTTTGACCAACAAGTTTTGTGGTTGAGCTTGCATTGTTACCGCCACCACCGCCGCCGCCTGCGCCCCCCGGGTAAAAGTCGGTTGCTGTGGTAGAGGTAGAAACACCAGCGCCGCCGCCAGCAAAGTATTGCCCAGAACTTGTCAGCGCAACGCCGGTAGTTGTAGCTGTGGCTGCGGCGCTCATTGTGTACGCACCAGTTCCTCCGGGGGTGTAAAAATACACCGCAGTTCCAGAGGCTATCGTACTTAATACTGAGTTGCTAATTGTAATTGTTGTACCAGCAATAGCAGTAACGTAAGTATCAGCACGAATACCTACAGATGGGGTTGGCGTATTGTTGTTTAAAACTTGCGCCCCATTGCCAGCTACCAATTGACCCACTACAATTCCTGTTGCGCTAGTTACTGAAATTGTTTGCTGCGCTGATGCTTGAACCGCAGTTGCGTTGGCGCTTAGTGTGGTGTTTGCTATTGATGACCCCGTTGCGCCATAAAGCTGTTCAGTAATGTATGTACTTGCTGGAATGCCGGTAGCTGTTGCAACTAATACACCCGGCCCAATTGAACCAGTGGTAATTGCCGTGACAGTCAAAACAGTTGTTGATGCAATATTTCCTGTTCCAGAAAACGTAGGAAGTATTGCGCTGCTCGTGCCAATACCGCCCGCCGTTGTAGTTCCAACTGCACCAGCGCCGCCGCCGCTACCACCTGCTAACGCAGATGGGCCAAGACTACCTGCAAAACCTTGCCCTGTTGTTCCAGCGCCGCCAGCCTGTGTATTTGAACCGCCGCCACCGCCAGAACCTCCAGTCCTTCCAGTTGCGTTTGCTTGTGGGTAGCCCCCAGCACCGCCGCCGCCAGTAGAAGTGATAGACGAAAAAACAGATGGGTTTCCATCGCCGCCAACAGACGCTGCACCCCCACCGCCGCCGGTTATGTAAACGCCCGCTGTTCCTCCACCGCCAACGGTAACAGTTAAAGCTGTGCCAGACGCAACAGCAAAACCAGTTGCTGTTCTATAACCGCCAGCACCACCGCCACCGCCAACTTGCCCGCCTCCACCACCGCCGCCAGCAACTACAAGGTATTCAACGGCTGAAGGAGCATATCCGGGCCAAGAACTTGCTTGCCTAGCTTGCATAGCTTCTGTTTGCGTCCATATTCCAACCGCAGCAGAACCGCTGGTAGGCGCAGCCGTAGCAGACAGAATGGAACCTTTGTAACGATTCATCAGCTAATAGCCTCGTAGGTAGAGACCATTTCAATTGCGTTGGTAGTGCCTGATGTCACCACTATGGACTGCGCCTCACCGACGTAAAGCATAGTACTTTTGTCAACCACAATCAAAGAAGAGTTACCCGGAACGCTAGTTTGAAATGTTAGACGGTACGCTGTACCGCCACCGCTAATTGCGCTGTTGATGGACACTGTAATGGTCGCAGCACTTGCCGTGACGTTAGTTGCCATCATGGTATCAACCTTGTTAACTGTGCCCGCTGCTGGTGTCAGTGCAGTCCATGTGGTTGCCGTTGTAGTTGTCGGCACAAGGTAGGTAGTCGCTCCAAGGATGGAGGACAGGTTGGCCATATTCGGGTTTGCCATACGATTCCTTTAGATTCCAAATACCATCGCCAATACGATAGATTTGCCTTCTGTAACTGAATTATTTGCAGGGTAGGTCACAAACACATCTTTTGTGCCAGCAGAGAATGATACCAATGAGCCAGCATTGCTAGATGACAAGACCGTGGTACGGGAAAGCGTTGTTCCAGATGATGTATATGTACCAATTCCAACTTCCCACTCTGAACTACTTTGTCCAGCAATTGTGTAGTAGGTTGAGTTTCCATTACCAACCGCAGAAAACGATTGGAATCCTGACGTTGCTCCAGCTAAAGTGACAGTGCCAGTGCCAGTTGTAACGGTTGTCTCTTTGACACGATCAGCAATTACAAGTGCCATAGCAACAAACCTTTACTTTTGCAGTTCACATGGTTATACCGATGCTGTGTAGGTCACGTTTAATGTGTCACCAGACTGCACAGCACGGTTACCGGCCGTGAAACTACCAGCAGAGTACAGTGTCCCCGTGGTTCCGCTTTTAGTGCTCACAGTATTCAAAAAGCAGCCTGCAATGGTTGCAGTGGCGTTGATAGTGAACGCCGTTGCAGTAGATGCCTTGGAACCGGCAGAGGCAGCATTCCAACTAACAGACGGGCGCGTAGCATTTGAATACGCAACGCTTTCAGTCCATCCTGCGTGAGATGCCATAGTGTCACCAGCGGAATATGTGGGGGTTGATGCTCCATCAACCAATCCCATAAACCAAGCTGCGGTATACGCGCTGCCAGCAAATTGGTTATCTAATAAATTGGTTTTTCCAACGGTTACAACTAGGTTGGGGATTGACTCAGCCCACTTGATATTCCCGTCTTGGTCAAAACAGGTAACCTCATAAAAACCGGTTGCCCCAATGCTTTCCTGCATAGACGTTTGACGTGATATTGAAACACTAGATTCATCTTTACTATTGACTCGTTCAGAATGCATTTTGGGTTCTCCGATATGGGAAAATTTTAACCGAAAGACCTTGCGCGTGACTTCAATACGCCACCACTGGTAGCACCACGCTCATCTGCAATTTGCAGTTCCTCAATGCCAGTTTTGTACAGGCCGGCCCACACTTGAATTCTTGCATCATCCTGTAGGTAAGGCGCGGCCTGGAGCAGTGAACCGTACAGGTATACGTCAGGTGCTTTGGTAAGCAGCCAGTTAGTGGTGTTTGATGTGGATAGCTTGCTGAGTTTTGCGTAGTAGATCAACTCGCCCGTGTAGCTAGAGTCTGGGATTGGGACAACGCGAATCTGCGACCCGACAACGCCAAAGAATTTAGGTTTTCCGCTGGATGTGTATGTTGTCAGCAAGTTATCTAGGCTGTCAATGGTCTCAAACTGCAACGGCGTGACGGGATTGGTGTCTAGCTTAAACGTCCGCGCCTCCAGAAAGTCTCCAGGCGTTGCGTTGTACTCTGCGTCAATGGTGGCCGTGGCGCGGGTAATCATCTGCGTGGTGCGCAGAGTGCGCTCCATCTGCGCTTCTGCGAGAGAAACAAAGTCGGTGATGGCAGTCGTGAGATCGCTACGGTTGAGCCAATCGGCGACCGAGGCTTTCAGTTCAGCGTAGGTGCTAAGTGCCATGCTCTGCCTTTTCCTTTTCGATGTCGCGCATCATCCAGGTGTGATCGTGCTTAAACTCAAACGTCCCGATGTGGCCGATCTCTTTGCTCACGTCGTGGTCTATGTAGATTTTATACCCTGCCGCCTTCGCCTTTTGGCAGAAGAAAATATCCTCTCCGATGTAGCCTCGTGCATCGGTGCGCCAGGGAGTCTCAAACCAAGGTTCTGTCAGCTTCTCAAAGACGTTGCGCTTAATCAGCATCACGCCCATGCCGATGCTGCCCACTTCCTCAATGCCGGTTGACTCTGGCATGGTGTAGATCAGTTCGCGCTTGCCATCAGAATCGTACTTCTGCGCAGTCGGGCCGGTAGGGATGCGTCGGCGTGCGCAGTTGGTCGCCACTATGTCTAGGTCATGCTTTAGCAGGCGCTCTACCATGTCCTGCGGGAACGTCATGTCGGAGTCGATAAACAGGATATGGGTGCAGCCCTCGGCCATCGCATCCAGCGCCAGGTCGGCACGCTGGTTCTGTATTAGCGTTCCCTGCATGATTTTCAAACTCACTGCATCTGTCGTGTTCAGCGTGTGGTAGCAGACCATATTCACCAAGCAATAGGTAAAGTTGGCGTGGACCATGTCCCGCGCTGGGGTGCAGACTGCAATGTAGTTATTCATACTTGTCCAGGTCTCGTTCTGAAAAATCTGTTGTCGGGGTCATTTAGCCAGCGCTTCATATAAGCCTGATCGTCCAGCTTGCCCTCGGCCTTGAGTTTGTAGTAGACGCCCTCTGGGATGCTGGCGACGTGATGCCACTCGCCCTTCCAGTTTGCGCGCTCATCTACTTGATTGAAATCTGCCTTGTTTGCTTCAACAACTGCTGTGACATCCTGCCGAGTCTGAATTGTTGCCTGGCCGGTTTCATCGTTGTAATGCCAAAAGCGGGTGATACCCGCTTCATTGTTCTCGTCAAATACTTGATTATTCATTCGTTAAAAAAGGGATCAGGTTGCCCTGATCCCTTCCATTGATTACGACGTAATCAGGTCAGCGGCCAGGCCGTGGGCGTTCTCGGCCAGCACCTTGTGACCCCACTCCACCAGCAACATACGCTTCTCAGCGTCGCCGGTCTTAGCGAGTTCAATTTGCTGGTAAGGACGCAGCACAACCATCTTGGCGTACTCAGGATCGAGTACCCAGGCGTCACGCTCACGTTGGAACCTGTTCGCAATAACGGCCACGGTTCCGAAATCGCTGACGTAAAGATCCACGGCGCCAATTAAAGTTGCAGGTTTTTCACCACCATTGATGTTGAAACGGCTGGAGGCGATACCAGAGAATCCGCTGACGCGCTGCTTGTTAACAGGGCCTGTCATCAGAATCTTGGGAGCGCCACCAGCAGCCCACACTTGCTGAATCACATTCTTGAGAATGGTCTCAGTAAAGGTACGCACAGTGCCGTCAGTACGGGCGCTGTTTGGCAGCGTGGTGTACGACGGGTTAGTGCCATCAGTCTGCTTGTCTACGTTGGTCTTAACCCACGCGCCCAGAGATGCAGTACCGCGTGCAACGCTGGTGCTACCAGCAGCAGCCACCGCGCCATTCAGCATGGTGAACTCTTGGTCACGTTTCAGTTCAGCGCTACGCTTGGCGATCTGGTAAGCCAGTTCGCTGCGACGGCCAGCCTTGTTGACCACCTCTTCAGTCGCGGACAAGATGATGGTCTTGCGCGAAATCTGGGCGTAGTTTTGCAGGCGAACGGTTGCGGTAACAGCGTCAAAAGAGGCGACATCGTCACCCTCGATCTGCTTGTTGGCAGCGGCTGCAGCCAGGGTATCGCTTTGGAATTCAAACAGCGAGTTGCTGATTGATTCGCGTCCGATGTTACTCATGTAGGGAGTTTCTTCGGGTGCGATATTGGTGATGATGTTGGACAGGTCTTCACGGATACCTTTGGCGTCAAAGGTGGTGAAAGTATTGGTTACGATTGCCATGATTTACTCACTTTAATAAAAGTTCAATTGCGGAGACCGCGTCTTGTACGCGGCCACTTTTTGCAAGACGTTGTTTTGCACGCGTTGACTCGCTTGTCGTGGAGACTCGACCTGCTGCACCTGGCTTGGCTGGTCTGGGGCCATTGTTGGTCACCGGCTTGATGTTGCCCCGCTTGGACATCATCTGCTCGTACAGTGCCGCTTTACGCAACACGTTCACGACGCGGTGATCAAAAATGTTCTTCAGTTCATCAGGTTGGAATCCTGCCTTCTGGCCGAATTCAATGAGTAGCGCCTTCTCTGCCTTGGCCTTGGCGGGGTCTTTCCACTCGGGTAAGACTTCCATCAATCTTTCTTGCTCTTGAGCAAGAAATGCCTGCATCGACTGCGCCTGTTCTGCGCGTGAGATTTCTGCAAGACGCTGCTGTTCGCTCTGAATAGCCGCGTACTTGGTCTGGTTCTCTCGCACCAACTCCTTCTGCCTCACCCACTCGATGGGGTCTTCTTGATAAAGACGGTCCCAATCAATCTGAGGCTCTGCTGCCTGCTGAACCTGTTGCTCCAATGCTCCCAACAATTGAGCGTACTGCGCACGCTCGGCGCGGATGGCCTGACTCTCTTGCTCGACTTGCTTGCGCACCTCGGCAATCTGCTGGGTCTTCCGCGTATAGTCTTGAGTTCGTGAGTAACCTTGTTGGAGTTCGTCAAGCGTTACAGAAACTTCCTTACCGTCTACCTTGACGGTGAAAGTCTGCGGCTCTTCGATCTCCTCTGGTTCCTCATCTTCCTCTGACTGTTCGGTAGGTGTTTCATCGTCCGATGCGTCTGCATCACCGGACAATTCTTCATCCACCGCCGCCTCAGTTTTTTGAGATAACGCCTCGTCGGTTGACTTTTCTCCCTCGTCGGGAAGTATGGCCGTGAGTGCCTGGACTGCTGCGTCCATGTTGAGTGATTCTGTCATTTATTAACCCGTTCCAGCGCACGCTGCGCCACTTTTGCGTTGTCGATGGTCTTTGTCAGTTCACCTTTGAGGTTGTCTATTGCCCTCAACATGGACCAGGCCATCTCGCGTTTCGCGGATTCTTCGGGTTTGCTGCTCTTGAAAATCCAGAGTTGTTCGTTCTCAATCTTGCTTAGTGCCGTGTTGAACGTCTCGTCCTCTAGGAGTTCCTGTGCCTTGCGGCCAGAGCGAATTACTTGATCTGTCATGCCATTCCAGGTTGGTTGATGGTTGCCTCTCGATTCATGCTGGTGACAGCTTGAATCTCAGCGTTGCTGATTTGTGCGTTGTACTTTAACTCAATTTCGTATTTCTTTAGTAGTCCATCCTGCGCCAGTTGATCGCGCCGGAAATCATCGTCTCGGATCATCTGCTCGCGCTTGAGTTCCAACTCGGCTGCCTTCTTCTGGATGTCGGCCTCGATGGACTTGGCCTGTACCTCGGCCAGCACCTCCTCGGGTGTCGGTTTGGGAGGTGGTGGCGCTGGCGATTGATAGTCGGCGGGGATATCGTTAAAGAACTGACTGGAGTCCTTGAACCCGCTAAGTTCCACAATCTTGCGCAGTGTGCTGGCGTACATGGACGGGGTCACCAGCGGGTTCTGGGCGCCGAGTTGCGTCAGAGCCTCCTGCTGCTTGCCGCTGATCATCATCAGAGCCTGCAGGCGCTCGTTGGTGTCTCCATTACCCAGGCCAATGTTGATGCTCACGTCCATATTCGCGTTCCAAGCGCGGGGATCAATCTCCACAAACTTGTCGCGCAGGCGAATCATGCGGGGCTTGTCTTGGTGGGTCACCATCAGGAACAGGATGCCCTTGAATAATTTTTTCATGCCCTCGGCCATCATCCGAGCCGTGAGTTCGATGCGACCCTGGGACGCGCTGATGGTGGCGGCCACCGCAGCCTTGGTGCTGGACTGCAATGCGTCGGCGTTCAGACCCATCGCGGCCTTGCTCATGCCGGTGCGGTCTTCCTTGATCTGGTCGATGTAGTCCAGCATCGGGAACGCGGCCTGGCCCACAAACGGGCTGGAGAACGGCTGCACCATGCCAGGCGCACGCATACGAATGATGGCGCCGGTCTCGTTGTTCAGCACGTCATCCATGTTGACCTGGCCCTCTACCACCGCAGTGCGCGGGTGGATGGACTGCGCCAGAGAGTCCAGCGTGTTGCGCAGAATCTCTGACTTGATCTCCTGGATGTCATGCGTGATGTCGAATATGGACATCGCCTCGATGGGGCTGGTGTGTGGCTCGGGGTCGCAGGGGAAGTCCACAAACGGGATGTAGGACGCGGGTAGGTTGCGCACAACCTTGTAGCCGGAACCCATGCAGCAGATTTTGCGCAGTTCGGGGATGCCGTCGCCGTCGTAGTCGATGCGCTCATACGCCTCGATGTACAGGACGCGACGCTGCATGGGGTTGGCGCTATCGGTCTGCCCGACCGCGGTCGCCAGCGGTTGGCGTGCTAGGTACTCTTCGTTATCGTCCAGGTCGGAGGCGGTGACGTTGTCCAGCACCTCGTCCTCGTCGTATCCCATTGCCACCAGTTCGGCGACAGTCGCCATCTTGCGGTGCGCGATCAGGCTGCAATCGTCAAAAGAACGCGCTCGGCGGTCGATCAACAACTCCTCTGGCGGCACTGCCATGATCTTGATGCGCCCATCCTTGGTCACGCGCTTGATCTGCACGTCGTGCAGCATGGGAGTCGGTGGCATCGCCATCATCTGCCCCGTCATAGGGTCAATCTGGGGCTGCATGGGTGGCGCGTCGGGGTCAGGGTACGAAACCACAATCTTGACCTCGGCCTGCTCCTGCATCAGTATTTGCAGGGTCTGCTCATCCAGGCCGGTGAAATCGGTTATCTCCACCTTCTCGGAGTCCTCCCACCAGAACTTAGCAATCCCGCACTTCCGGACCAGGCTATCCTTGAAGATGGCGTAGGTGGTCATGAAGCCGTTGTTGTCACGGTTGAATACAAAATTTGCGTAGTCGGTGGCCTGCTTGGCGTGTTCTACGTCTGCCTCAGTCTCGGGGACGTACTCAACGGTGTTCTCACTAGAGAAAAACACCCGCATCAGGCTGGGCATCATGGCCGATACGGTGTCGCGCACCTCCATCGCCACTACCTGGGAGCGCCCGTCTTCCTCATTCCCAAACGGGTCACCACGGTAATAAGCAGTACCCATCGCCCGAATAGGCGAGATGTCGGAGTCGATGTAGCTAACGGCGTCGGTCAGGTCTTGCCCGATGATCGCCTCCAGTTCGGTGTCATCCATAGGCTCTTGCGCGGCCACGTCGGTGGTAATTGGCAATTCGTTCATGTTCATTTCTTATTCCTCTTGGATATTGCTTTGGCCTTGGCTCGCGCATCAGCCTTAGATGACGCACCCCACGCTTTCAAACTCAGCAGCAAGCGCGTTGGCTCGCCGTCTTTCATCTCAGCACCTGGCATATTGCCCATTCTCGCAAGGAATGACGCCCTGCGCGGGTTATCGCCAGACTTCACCGGCGCTTTTAGGTTCATGCCCTCGGCCTTGGCGCTGGCGCGTCCCTTGGCATTCAATCCTCCGCTCGGACTCTTTCCCTCTTTACGCTGCCACGCTGGTGTCTTCATTTGATGCCCCAAAAATACAGGTCTCGTGGAGACTGATTTTCGCTAAATTCATGCCGTGAAAACCTCTTGACCAACAAACCAAAGTGTCCGGCCTCCAGGTTCATGTAGTAGTCATTGGTAAAAGGCGCATCAGCCGGTGATGTTCTCGTTGTCCCATGCTCACGCCGGCCGGTAGTAGCGCAAGAAAATACAACCAGGCCGCCCACCTTTACCAGGTCAACCATCTTGGAGAATGTTTTGTGCCAGTGCCGGTCATGCTCAAAGCACTCGCACGATATGGCTACATCAAAATGTCCATCCGCATATGGCAACTCATGCCCCGCGCAGACAATGTCAACTCCCTTGCCCTTTCCTAAGTCGCAACCTACATACTCTTCACAATTAACAAAGAAGTCACGCACGGTGCCGTTAATGTTCAATGAGCCAATCTCTAAAACCCGACCACCCGAAAAAAACTCAGGGAATTGAGCCTTTACGCTACTGACAAAATCAATTTGTGCCTGGTGGCTCACTTGAACCACTCCTCTGCATAGTGTGGCCGGTTCTGCAATAGCCACGGTATAGCCGCCCTGGTCAGGGTCTCACCATTCAATCCAATGGTCTGGCTGCCAACGTGATGCACATAAGACCGACTCAGGTAATGATTAAAACCCGCCGCACGCAAGTCTTCGCAGTGGACATCATCCGAGTACCAATTCAGTGGTGGGAACTTAAAGCAGTCCCAGGCGTCGCGGCCAATCCACGCAAATATGGGGCTGACTACCTCCATTGGCACGATGGCGTCCTCGTAGGGATACCGGAAGTAGTTCAGCTTCTGGTCAAAGGGATTGCTGCGAATGTTCTGCACTGGCCTGGCTGCATCGCAACGCGCAGAAACCCAGCCCACTGGCTCGCCGGTTTCAGCCTTTAGCTGCCGGACATCCTCCACCAGCATCCGGTAGCTGGTGGGCGTCAGGACAATATCGTCATTAGCGCAGATCACAGACTCAAAGCCATCAGCAAAGGCGCGGTCCATGACGTTGTTGTAATCGTCACCAAAATTGTGCGCTGCACCAAACACTTTTAGGTCGGTGTCAAAGCCGCCAATCACTGACTCTGGACCGCGCAAGTAGACAGGCACCTCGGGACAGTATTCGGCAATACTTGCAAGCATCACCCGCAAACCCTTGCCATGCACTGTCGAGATGCAGATCGGTGAGATCATTTCTTCTTTACTGGCTTGGCCGTCTTAGCCGCCTTACGAAAGTCGGCCGCGCTGGGAGCCGCCTTGCTACCGACCTTGTTCATCTTCTCACCGGAGCCAGCCGCGATACGTTTCTGCTTGGCGTTGATGTTTGCGTACAGACCTGGCTTCATTCCTCTTCCCCCTCTAGTTCCGTGTCCATAGACTCTTCAGAGTCCTTACTACCGTCGTTCGGGCCTCCGACAACCCATGCATCGCACGTCCGAGTAGCTGCGCACTTGAAGTCGAAAATCTCGCAATAGCCGAGGTCAGCGAGTTGTATAGTTCCCCAAGGGTCTGCTTCATTTCCAATTCCTTTAGCAATGCACTGCTTGATTGAGTCCTGCACGTTAAACGCTGCGCAGTTACCGCAGACGCTCTTCTTGGCATCCTCCACGCTCACGTCCCAGGTGTCAGCCTTCTTCTTCCAGTAGGCCGTGTTGGGCAGCGCGGGATTCTCAGGACCGTAGGCTGCAGTGGTGATCGCCTTCGCCCGGTTCTTCAGATTCAGCACAACGTCCTGGGTAGGCATAGGACACTTCGCCACCTCTTTGGCTGGAGTCATCATCTGGTTCATCGCAGCCTTGTACTTGGCGGGTACGTCGCGTGTAGCCATTACATCTTCCCCTTCATAGGTTTGGACTTGCCAGCCTCAGAAAGCGCAATTGCAATCGCCTGCTTGGGATTCTTCACGACGCGCTTGGTCATGCCAGAGTGCAGCTTGCCTGACTTGTACTCGCCCATCACCTTCGCAATCTTTTTCGCGGCCTTGTCAATCTTCATAGATTACCCCTTCAGTTGGATGCGCAATTATGCTACGCGAGGCAGATTTCTGCGCAGCGGCTTGTTCCAGGACACCTTCGCACCGCCAAATGCACCGATTACCGCGTCTGAGGCAAACGTCAGGCAGAACGCATCAGCGCGGTCAGGACTCGGGAAACCGCGCTTTCTGATCTCGTCCTTGCCCTCAATCTGAATCTTTCCGCTGGACGTGAACGAATACCGGACGATGGCGAGTTCACTGACCAGCGCCTCGTCCCTGGGCATCTTGCAGTCGCGGCCCTCCAGCCAGGCTTTGGCCTTGTGCCATAACTCAGCCTTCAGATTCCTGTACGTCGCGCCCATCGCTGGACTCTCGGACACGTTGATGCCGCGACAAGGCAGATTCAGTTCCCGCAGCCTGTCAACCACTCCCGCGCCCAGGCCGATGCTATCCACCAGGATTTCCATTGGCCTCTCTGACGGCGGCAGCGCCTCATACTCGGAGACCACCGCGCCGGTGAGTTGCATCAGGTCCAGGTTCTTCCAGGTCTTGATCGGCTCGGTCACCGCGTTCCCCTTGCGCTTGCAGAGCGCCGACCTATCTGATCCAAACCTGGCAACGTCCAGACCCCAGACCATTGGCGCCGACTGACTCGGCTCAACGTCCCTCTGCTGCGCCATCTCCAGCAACTCCATAGGGATGACGGTATCATCATCTGAGCGCGGGAACTCCCCAAGCACCCTGATTCGGTAGGCATTGCTCTCCTCGCCGTAGCGCGCCGCCATCTCCCCCAGATACGCCTCTGAAACCCGGGGGGAGTCGGCGCAGGACACCTTCATGGTGATCCAATCATCCTTCAGCCGGTTGTGGGTGTCGTAAAAGAAACCCGTGGAGCGCACCGGGTTACCCAGCAATAACGTCACCGCCTTGTGACCCGACATTGAGCCTGCTGCGGCTTCGAACACCGCCTCGGGGATACCGGACGCCTCGTCGGCCACCAGCATGACGTTGTCACTGTGAACCCCTTGCAACGCCTCGGGCTGCTCTGCTCGGCTAGTCCTGGCCGAGATGAACGCCTCGTTGGGTGCCTCCTTGACCTCAACCCTGTCCTGCTTGACATCCAACTGGTCGGCCAGCATGGGAGGCAACTGCTTAACCCACCGCTTCAGTTCCGCGAACAGGGCGTCGTAAAGCTGGCTTGACGTTGGCGCTGTAACGACAATCTTTACAGGGAACCGCAGGAACAGATACCACAGCATTGCCCAGGCCGACGCGGTACTCTTGCCCACGCCGTGGCCGGAGCGTACGCTAATGCGTCGGTTTCCAGCCGCAATGTGATTCAGAAACTCTACTTGCCAATTGTCAGGCTCAGTGTTCAGCACCTCCCTGACAAACAGCACGGGGTCATTCCGGTAGCGCAGGGCGAACTCAATAAACGGGTTATCGGGAACTTCCAAATTTTTTTTTGTAGCCATAGTGCGTTGTCAGGTAGGGGGTAGGGGGTCAGTGGAAACGTGGGATCGGTGAGTGTTTAGGTGCTGCCACAACCGCCCCGCCGCCACGGCCAGACGGGGGGGGGTCGGGCGCCCGCGGCCAGGGAGCGGCCACCTGGCGACGGGCTGCAGCCTGTGGACAACTCAGCACGCTGCGCGTCCCCTCTGACGCTGCGCTATGGTGCGCGTAACCCGTTGATTCGATTGAGTATTCTGCTGCGCGTCTGAACTTAGTTCATCTGCGCTACTTAATACAGTGTCCATTATGTGAATGAAAACAGGGTGTTTATGCCTGTTTCTGCTTAATCCTTGAGCAAATGCACTCATTCTGTGGATAACTTAGGCACTACATCTGTGGATAACTGCTCGACCACCTCGACGTGGCGCAGCGCCTCCATGCGTAAACCCTGGATGCTGATGTTCACGGCCTGCGCCTTGTCAGTGCCGTAGGTCTTCCGATCCCACCTCTCGGCCAGCCACTGGCGCGTTTTGATCTGGTAACCAGCCTTGCCCTGGTTGGCGTCATCGACGCTGTCCGCAATGGTCACTAGCTCGCAAGCGAATTTGTCTGCCGCGAGCGTGCGCGCGCGCGTTATTTTAGCGCTGTAGTCGTTATCTTCGATCCAGATGTCGAGCGCACGCTTACTGACGCCCATCCCGATGCAAATGTCCGATATGGATTTACCCTCCTCAAACATTAGGAAGATCATCTCCTCATCGAGTTCGTTGAGCAATGCCACGTCACGGTGGACTTTCGGATTCCCAGGCATCAGACGGCCCTCCAATCGTTTTCAGTCACTTCCAGCACCCTACGTACCACCTCGTCCCATAAGTCACGTCCTGCGCTCATTCTTAGCCCTTTCTGCTGCCTTTGTGTCGAACAACTTGCCTCCCTTGAATGGTTTGCTGATGTCGATATCGTTCTCCATCTCCTCAAACCCGCTGGAGCCTTGCACCGTTACGGGAACCATTGTCGTACCTGGTATCGCTGACTTGATCCCGCGTACCTGAGTCAGAGTCGGACCCGTCATCACCACCTCCAGTTCCGCGAGTGTCCAGATCGACCTCGC